CAACAAAAAACCCGCCTGAGCGGGTTTTTTGCATCAATCAGTGATTGATTACTGGAAGGACAGGTTGCTACTAGTAATAGCAACTTCACCTAGGTAGTCACCGGCATTGCCAAGTGAGCTAGCAGAATTGGACAATTCTATGTAGCCATATCTGGTCATAAAGCCAACTACTGGCTCAAATGTTGCTGGATCAAGAACAACACCAGAGCTCATTAGAGGGATATATGGGCAATAGAACGCAGCAGCGTCGCTTTCGCTTGAACCCTTATAACCAACTAGAACAGCAGTGCTGTCGCTAGCATATGAGTCAACATAGATACGCATTGCGCTGTTGAGTGTACCAACGAACTTGGTGTTTGTTGGGGCTTCAAATGTGCCTTCAGTTGTGCGAGCAAAAGCTGAAGTTGTTGCGCTCTGTAGAACTGTTAGTGCTGTTGGGCTAACAACGGCCCAGTTACCAGCACCACGACGTGTGCGCTGAGCGATCTGGTTAGCAACACGGTTGATTAGAACAGCTAGAGCAGCGTGTTCGTCACCAACGAATGTAGCTGTACCTGATACAGCAGCTTGGTCGTATGTGGCACTAGTGATAGCTAGGCTACGTAGTGAACCTAGGATCTCTTGATCGATCTCAACAGTGATCTCTTGTGCAAGAGCTGCCATGATCTCTGCCTCAACGTCTAGACCATGCATGGCCTGTGCGTCTTGAGCAGCTTCAAAAGTCCAACGTGCGCTGAGTTTACGTGTCTTGGCTTCAACAACTTGCTTTAAGAGTTGAACATTGATACGGCTACCAGGTACACCTTCTAGTGTAGCAGTTGAATTGGCCTTGCTAGATGCACCGGTTGTCCCAGGAACGTTGCTAGAGTAAGCTGTAGCAATGCTAAATGGGCTTAGTGCTTCTTGACCAGGTACTGCACTGTCAGCAGTGTTTGACGCAGTTACTGAATCTGCGTAACGAACACGCAGTGTGTGAATCTGAGCAACTGGGCCGGTCATGGGCTGAACACCAACGATTTCGTTAGCGATAACAGTAGGCATAACACGACGGATGATCGGAAGAATCACACGGTTTAGTGTAGCGATGTTGCCGGCGCTTGAGCTACCAGCAGTTGCACTCTCAAGAAGACTCTTGCGAGTGTTTTCAAGGATAACAGACATATTGGTGCGCTTGGTGCCCTGTAGACCCTCTAGTAGAGCGTCTCGAGTGTCGTTCCAGCGACCTTCTAATAGTATACGTGACATTTGTAATCTCCTTTAATGTTAACGTAGTCCCGCTAGTCTCTTGATCTCAACAATATTGTTGACATCCTGAGCTGGCTTAGCAGGTTTATCGCCAGTGATTTCGGTTTTAACAACGCTCTCGCTTAGTACAGTGCGTCCCTCGGTAAAAGGAACAATTGCATCCGGCTTGGCGTTTAATACGGCAGGCAAGTACTTGTTAAAGGCTTGACGTAGACGTGGTGTTTGTACTGATTCCAACATTTGGACCATGACTGCTGCACGTTCTTTTGCAAGTGGTGCAAGCAATTCGCCCATGATTTGTTGGCGCTGTGTTCGTTCAGTAATAATCTTTAGATCACGTTGAGCGGTTTCAACCAGCTGCTTGCGCTGGGCTAGTTGCTGACGACTCTCAGCTAGCTGGTGATTAAGTTTTGCAATTTCCTTGTTCTCATTTAAATGAGTTGCAGCAAATTCAGTTGCAAAAGCTTCAAACAGTCTACGACCAAACATGTTTTCTCTTGCTAGTTGTACGTCTTCTTTCAATTGAGTTAGTTCAGCATTTAGATGATTGGCAACAGATTCTTTCACTAGACGTGCACTACGCTCAACAAATTGAGTTTTAACTCGATTTAATTGAGTCTTAGCTTCAGTAACCAATTTTACTTTGGCTTCGACTAGAGCACGTTTGTCCTGTGAAAATTCTCGGATTTCTTCAAAAAGACGATCTTGTACGAAAGACTCTAACATTTTTACATTGTTGGTATAACGCTTGCGATCCTCGCGTAGTTCTACGATTTCCTGCTTGAGCTGGGTAGCTAAAAAGCGGGAGGTTGCTTCTGCAGCTTCGGCGATTTTACGCCCAAGCTCTACACGATCCTTACGAAGTGCATCACGATCTTCAGCGAATTCGCTGATTTCACGTTGAAGATTTTCTGTAACCATACGGTCTAAAGCTTCAACCATTACGCTTTTGTCAGCAGCATATTTTCTAGCAAATTCTTCGCGAAGTTCTGCACGGACTTGCTCACGGGCTTCAACAAGTTTGTTGTCCCATGCTTCCTGCAGAGCTTGCTGAGTATCGCTATTTAATACTCCGCTTTCAACCAACGTTTTGATAGCTTCAAACATTGTGTTTTCTCCTAGTTAAATTTTTAGTTCACTGATCAAAGCCAACACAGCTTTTTTCAAGTGTTTTTGTATTGCGGGGTCACTCTGCAATTCTCGACTCATGTCTAGTGCTCTATGCCCGTATCGCATATTGAGCAATCCCTCGTATATGGCTTTGGGATATGCATTTGGAGCACTTGGTTGAGCGACAATATCTACAGTAACCATTTCAAAATCGCTAACGTGTCCGTTAGACTCATTTACATTACCCGACCCACGCGAGCTTACACCCAATTTCACACCACTTTCCAGCATGGTTCTTATTAGGTTACCCATTGGGGTAGGAATAATTTTCATTTTACCATACCCGTTTGGTCCATCCATCCACATGTCTGTGATCATATGGCTCACACGGTCTAGGTTAATTTTTAAATCATCCGGATGATCAACTTCGCCACATACGCCACCGTGATCGCTAACAGTGGATTTGATAGTGTCTACAGCACGAGCGATTTGATCAACTGGATAAATTCTTTGGTTGTGGTTTTTAACACCACCTTGAATGCAAATGCCCTTGAGGTAAAGGTCTCGGCCTTTACCGTCAGGGCTATCTACACTTTCAACAATGTGACCAGCTACACTGGGAGCAATGTATTCTTGCAATAGTGTTTTGTTTTTTAACATTATTGTACCTTATTGCTCCGGTGTGCTTACTTGCGGCCTAGTGGGCTCTTGGTGTTGGTCTCACCTTGCTTGGGAGTATTACGCCCTGTGCCGGCCATGTTGCCAGTAGCGTCACTTTGCTTGCCTGACCCGTATGCAGCTTCTTTGTTTTTGTACGCTGAGTGTCCAGCATCTTTACCGGCTACATTAGCAAACTTACCAGAACCGGGCAAATTGCCTTCGCCTTTGGTATATTCGTTGCTGGCCTTGACTGGCTTGCCGCCGTCTTGGTCTTGGTTACCGCCTTTAGATGTAACTGCTGTTCCGCCCATTTTGTTTGGTTTAGCTACAACACTGGTCTTGTTACGACCACCTTGCTTTTCGCTGTGGGCGCCAGTACCGGCCATTTGACCAGACTCGCCACGCTGTGACTGGAAGTCGTGCTTAACTGGAGTAACATACTCTTTGACTACACGCTTGTTACGGGTGAAGTGTTCAGCAAGTTCTTCTTCTTCATCTTCATCTTCGCTGTCCATGTCGTCCATGCCGTCCATTAGACGATCAAACTCGGCCTTGAGCTCGTCAAGTGCATCTTCGAGATCAACAACGCGATCTTCAAGTTCCTCTTCGCCTGCTTCTTCACCGCCCATGTCGTCCATGCCCATGTCGTCATCAACTGGCAGCTCTTCGCTGTCCATGTCGTCATCAACTGGCAGCTCTTCGCTGTCCATGTCAAACTCATCATTTTCGTGCATGGCATGCATGTCTTCATCTGCAGCAACTTCGTCGACTAGATCTTCCATTTCACTACCGCCAACATGATCTTTGTCAAAGTCTTCTTCATCAATTAGACTTTCGTAGATTTCGCGCGACTTCTCAACGACGATGGTATGAAATAGCTTGCTAGCTTCTTCGGTATTCTCATTAATAATGAGATCAATCAACTGTTCGTATTTGTTCATATAAATCCTTTGTAAAGTAGACTTTGTGTAATAATATTTAAATAAGACAAGAAAAAACCGCTGATTAACAGCGGTTTTTTGGCGGTTTTTTTATTTAGTGACTAAATTTTAGAGAAATATGCTAATAAAATCCATTACATGCC